GCAGTGGAGGCAATTTTAGATCGAATCTTCGTACCGACCAATGTTAACAGCCCGAATCTTCTAGGTTACAAGACCAACGTCATCCCGGAGAATGAAGCAGGGCACAAGTTCAAAATGAACATTGATGCAATGAAAGGTAAAGATCTTAAAATACAAGGTAAAAGAATCGCCACCAAACAATATCAGAAATATTACCATGGTAAAAATCACCAGCAAACAGTGTACACCATGATCAAACGTTATGCTAAAAAAGATAAACATATCGGTGAAATAACAGATGCGTATGTTCGAGGGTTCGAAAAATTTCTTAAACCAGAGGCATACGCCTACATGCGGCAACACGCGACCGTAGAAAATTTCACAAAAGCGACGTACGATTACATCAAAGCATTGCAAAAGAAATTGCCTCAAGACGAAATAATCAACACACTTATTGATGCCATTAATACGGATGACGACAAAACCATTTGCTTCATCAACGACGCGAAAAAGAACTGCAAAATTAGAATACGCCGCATAATCGATCAGTTGGTGCAACAGTACGCTGCCAATAGCGTTAACTCAAAGCTAACTAAACTTGGTAAAAACCTTGGGCTTACCACAGAAGAATTAAAACAGGGCGATCTAGAAAAATTAACACAATTGGAGCGTGAGTGGTATGAACCATTTCAATATTTGGTTAAATTCCATCTGAAAAGGCAACCAAAAGAAATCAGAGATCCCGGTTATGACATAAGTGACAAAGCAGGTCAAGGTATATCAGCGTGGTCCAAACTTATTAACATCGTCGTCTCATCTTGTACTAGGTGGTACACAAGCCATATTAAATCTGTTATTAAAGATAATGTGCAAATTTCTACAGGAGAATCAGATCGTAAATTATCAGAGTTTTTCCGCAGTCTTGCACCAAAATTAAATTCAGTAGCAAAAACCAAGATGATGGCGGATTTCAGTGAATTCGATTGCTCCCAAGAAGAAAAAGGGATCGTAGCGTCGACGGCGGTGCTACGCATGATGGGTTGCAACCAGAAGATCCTAGGTTACTACCTCAAAATGAGAGCACAATGGACGCTCTCCTCGATCAGCAACGACGGCCCAGATGATATATCTGTATATTTAGATGGCATATGGAAACAACATTCAGGTCAACCTTTCACATTGGACGGCAACACCATGTTCAATATGATGGCCATGGGCATGTGCTACGACTGGACGTATTTGGACGCAGCAGCATTTAAAGGTGATGATTCAATTCTGCTAGGCGAAGATTTTAAAGAGAGGATATATGACACCACCACTTATATAGAAATAACAGGCTACAAAATAAAAGCATTTTATGTACCTGTTCTAGAATATATATCAAACATCATTACACCGGCAGGAAGATTTTTCCCAGATGTTATCAGACGTGTCAGCAGAGTGGTGTCAAAAATATTCTCAACACAAGTGGATTGGGATGAACAAAGATTGAGCATTGTGGATTCGCTGGATGTCATAGACAACGCTGAAGATATGGAACAAGGTTGCTATGTAGCGGCCAGGTTTTACAATCATTTCGGCATTAAAATTAGCGCGAGTGAAGTGAGGACATTGTTGATGTATTTATACCACATTAAAGAGTTCGAAAATTTAGATGATATACCAACCCAAGATTACGAGTTCAAAAATATTAGCGTATCAATTTACGACAAACAATAGATAATTAAACAACCCACAAACAAATTAGTAGTCATAAATTAAGTAATCGGTCATTAAAGCACAGTAGAAAAACCAAATACGTAAAGCTAAATTTTAGCAGTATGCAGTGTTTCGCTGTAGATGAGCACAAGGCGGTATAGTATGTTTGAAGCAAGTAATTGTTGGCTGTTACCTGTTCATGAAAGTACTTGACCGATTACCATCAAATACCAAAATACATAAATATCACAAATACATATAATAAACAAATACATAAATTTAGAAATATTAGTAAATAAAATGATCACTTGAAAAACCAATTTAACAATTATCAAATATTATTACGTATATCATAAAACAACAAACAATCGAACAAAACATGGCCAATTTGCTAAAACTCAAAACAGCGCAATTAAACACTCCGGTTTTAGGCACCATTATCCACAAAGGCGAAAGCATCGACATTAAATGTGAAACAGCTGCGGGACGAGCATGGTTAACTAAATACCTCCATCCGCCCACTGACCCGTTGCCAGGGTTCTGCGGTTTCCCCGACAGAAATTCTATGAGCACCGTACAACTCAATTACAGAGGCGAGAAAGAAATAGCGTTCCAATGCCACAAAGGTGACCGCGAAACACCGCTCGGTCCTGCCACCAAATACACCCAACTTTACCATTGGGGCGCGCGCGCCCCTTGTGTTGGTGTTTGGTACGACAAAGACGGTATAAAACCAGGTTTCGATCCTACTCCTTCCAGCTGGATGATCAACAAGCAATTCGAATACACATCCTGGAACAAAGACATAGAGAAAGCAAGAAGAACATACGGTTCGGTATCCATATACCAAGACGAGACAGCATTCTCCAACCGCGGTGTCATAACCGTGGCTAACTTCAGACCAGATGTTATCGATGTGGAGGTGGGTCCCACAACTACGATTAAAGATCTGGCTTCAGCTTTGAAAGCGGAC